ACAACGGAGAAGCATAGAGCTCCCCCTAACACGATTGCTACCGAGCGAACTAACCGCTTCACGGTTCGCTCTGAGCACTTTGGGTGCTCTAGCCCTCTGAGTGTACTGGTCATGTCAAATCCATTTCTATAAGTGCTGGTCACAACGGCGTTTCTATTTGTCTGTTGAATAGAATCCTTTGCCCTTAAAGATTAAGCCAGGTACTGAATAGATGCGATTAGCTTGTGCTCCGCAATCTGTGCATCGAACTAAGTCATGATCCATAGATAGTTCGAGTTCCATTTGTGTATTACATAATGGGCAACGATATTCATATATCGGCATTATCGGCTTCTTTTTTCCCACAGGCTTTACACTTCCAATTCTTTATCATCCAATTACCGCATGATTTACATCTAACGCTTGCTGCTTCCCAATCAATATCTGGCGGTATTCGGTCATAATCTGCTTTTCGTAGAAGCTCCACCAGATCACCTAACGGCAACATACAGACGAATTGCTCGACTGATGCAGTTCCCATTCCGTTTAAGCGAAAGCAAGCAAATCCTAATTCCCCCGATTTAGAAGTGCGTGCTTTTATCTGGCGGAGCGTTCCACTTATGTCAAGGGAATTACGAGCTTTAATCTCGATGTCGAACGGAACACCAAGAACATCCTTCCCTTGACCTCGACCTACGCTAGCGTGCGGCCACCATTGCTGCAAGAATGATGCCACCAGCCTTTCGGTCGCGTACCCTCGATGTTTACGACTCTGTTGACTCATCTACTTCTTTCGATGTCTTTACTGCAATATGGCTAACCGCATGACATTTTATACAGGTAACAAATACCTGGTCATTAGCCTCTGGAGTAATAGCCACAGGTTCATTGCAAAGATCGCAATAGATAACAATATCCTGCGGCTCTGTGAGCTCTCCGCCCATGACGGTTGCTGTGCCATTATCAAAGATTACCATTTCACCCATGATTACACCCTAACCTTTTGTGGTCGCCAGTTGCCTTCCGGACTTATCTCATACCAGATAATGTCATTAGCACATCGAAGCAATGACCCTGTAGCTGAACCAACGCACTTGAAATGACCCCACGCTTTGCCAGCCTTTGATTGACCTGTTTTCCAAATCATCTCACCATGCTCACATCGTGGAACATCTTTGTCAGTTGTGCCGCCTATGATGTCCTTGACTGTTGCTACAGCTTCTGCCGATGTTACTGGCGCTGCAACTGTCTTGATTGTCCACGGATCATCTTCTTTTACGACAGCGATATAGTCTTGCTTTGGCTGTGCGAACTTTGCTCTTGTGACCTTAACCATTTCTTCTTTACTTGGTCGCTTACCCTTGCTTGCATAACCAGCATTCGCAAGCGCTCTGCCGATCGCGCTAGTCTCGCAGTTTTCCAATGCGCTAGTTGCATTAACGCCTCGACTGCTAATCGTCTCCTCAGCGAGTCCGCTGGAGAACGGCGTGCTATCAGCGAAAGTACGATAAATCCATGCTTTAACAATGTATCGGTCATTCTGGAAACTCACTAACTCCGTTTCAACACGGAAATCTGGGAAGTCCTTAATGAACTTCTCTAGCCTTACTTCTACTGTCTCGTAATCTTCTAGGTTAAACATAAAACTCATCTTCTTCCGTTTGTAGTTGAAGTGCTATTGCAAGATATGCGATTGCATCGATGTAAGAATCGACATGGCTGGGTGTTTCTTGTATTCGTGATAGTTTGACTTCGACCATTGCAAGTGCAGCTTGAGAGTCTGTGACCTTTTGTTCAAATAGACAGGATAACCTGCTAGCAATCCGATTCTGATTGATTCTAGGGTGTCCGTATATTGCGCCACGATCTTGCATGATGTCGATTGCATTTATAAGTGCCTCAGTTGCTTTCATCGCCCAGCCTGTTCATAGAACTTTCGCATAAACTTGCGACCTTCGCAGTAGCCTTGATCGTAGCCATTTTCTTGACCTAACCGATAAGCCACATAGTTTGCTAAGCAAATACCGGCAACGATTAGGATTGTGAGTGAATTGATTATCATTTTGCCCTTTCCTGTAAGCAGCCCTTGCTTACCAGAAAAGTGTGACACAGCTAGTGCGATTTACCCTGCTGATTTTGATAATGAAACATGAACATTAGGTAAACACTCAGCATCATCCATTTGATCGTCAATGTTGCGGATAATGTCGTTACCGAGCGCGCCCGTATCTCTTACCTGACACAACAAAAGTACCGTCCTTTTCTAAGTTAATGATGCTGACCTGCACATTTGTTCCGATCTCCTCGATGACAATGAACGCCTGCTGCCAGTTCATCGTGCCTTTAGTGTAATGAGCCTGCCTGACATCCATAAGATGTCCTGCCTCCCACCCACGCAGGATACGGCCTATACGGCCTCCAGAAGCCTCTGTAAAGGCTGATTGACCTGCCCTGTGAGTGTGTCCACAGATAACGCTTAAACCGTGCCTACGAGCCGCTTCAAGGGCTGTAAGACCAGGTGTAGGCTTTACGCTCTGCTCATCGCCATGAACTGCCACAATGCCCCTAGCAATGGCATACGGCTTCTTGTGATAGGTAATGCCTAACTCATCGAGCTTCATGAACTTCTCAAAGCGTAACTCAGGCAATGCCAAGAATGCAGGAATCTTCTTCATTGTGACGTTATATAGCCGGTCTGTGTGATTACTACGGATCATGTGAGCTTCTTTAGAGTGCTCGACTAATGACCAAAGAACCTCGACTGTTTCATCGCGGTCAGCAGCTAGTGTTTGTTCGTACCATCCTGGAGTGTTCTCTGTCCATCTAGATATCTGTGGGAGATCGATTTCATCTCCAAGAGTAACGACAGAATCGGGGCGGTACGCCTTAATAAAACTTGCAACATTTTTAACAGCAACTGAATCGTGATAGGGAACTTGTAAGTCTGGAACTACAACAGTTCTTTTCATTCATCCTCATCGTCATACCAGTCTGGCTCTGGGATATTTGGGTTGATTGGAGTAGGCAATATCCATTCCGGATATGCGCTTCTCTCAACAATAATGGCAAGTGCCAAATCAACTGTGAAACCTGCGCGGCGCAATGCTCTAAACATTTCATGCACACCAATAGCCCACGCATCTAGTTTGGAATAACCTTCATCCACTAGCTTCTGAGTTGCTTTTCTAGCCATGTGTAAATTGTCACCTCTCCAATAAAGAAATGATTGTTTCGACACGCCCTTCAAGTCGATTCAATCTGTCATTCATCGACGAACCACCATTAGGTTTTAGTTCAGCCAAGTAATGCTTTACTAGCCAGCGGACTGATCCTGCAAAGCCAGTAACGATTGAGATAACTGCAACTGCTAGAGCCGCCCAATTAAGGGCGGTCATTATGCTTTAATGCCCATGCTTGTATCGTTAGGATTTAACCAACGAATAATTGGTGGCAAGCATGATGAAAGACCAGCAGCGATTAACGCCTTTGGCTCGGTCACACCAGCTGCTGCTAATGAAAGAACTGCTACTAAGAATGCTCTAGCCCATGAGCCTGCTGCTGTTTTAAGGTCGTTCATTTATTTGCTCCTAGCATCGGGATATCGAACCAGCTACCATTCTGGTCGCCTTCTTTAGTAAAGCTAATATGGATATGGTGATTGTGCTGATTAATCCCATCGTAAGTACGCCAACGCCAAGCTCTTTTAGAACTGGCAATTTTACCGGCAAAGATGACATATGCAATGCGTTTGTCTGTCTTGGCACATATGCGTATTTGGTCGGCAAGATAAGCACCTGTGCTGGGGCGTGAGTCGAAGTCCTTATCCACATCAATAGCCCTGACGATTCCGTTAGACGGATCGGGATTGTGGTCACTCTTACGATTGGAATGTGCGGCATCGCCTATCCAACCATCAGACTTTCTATCGCGGTCAGGAAATGAATCATCAATCTGCTCACGAAGTTGTTGCCCTGCTTTACAAAGTAAAGGCTTCACGCTTAGCAATCATTTCATCGTAGGTTGATTTAAGCATTGATGTGTATTCGTTATTTCCTCTATCAATAATTACATGCTCAACAGTTTCGCCTGTTAGGTCATCTTTTATTGCAATGATTTCAATAGACATTATAACTCCGCACTAAAGCCTAAGTAGGCTGAGGTTGAATTGTTAGCAGTTAGCATTACGATTTGATTTGCTGAAAAGTTTGTTGGGAAAGTAAAAGAAATTGTTGGATAATTAAGCGAAGTATTTGATAAAGCAACGCTTGAAATAGCTACAGCAGATGAGCCAGGAATACCAATAGCAAGGGTTGAACTATCTATGCTAGTTGGCAATGTTCTCATTGTCACTGGTAAAGCAACGCTCGCTCTACCCGAAGTGTTAGAAATAAGAGAAGCAACTCCAATAACTCCATAAGAACTAATTTCACCTGTGCGATAGTAATATCTTTGGCAAGCAGCCAATTCGCCTTGAATAGTTCCTGTTGCGGTTTCAAAGGCTGTAGCAACAGAACCTGTTTCTAATTGAACACCCCAAATGTCAAGTGTTTGAGCAGTATTCTTAGCATTGGGCTCGATGCGGATTGAAAGCCATGATGTTGCAGCAATAGTCTTGCCAGTTAAAGACCCTAATGTGACTGTATATGAGTAACGAACCCAGCCAGTTGTTGTTGTAAATGTGGTCGAATTAGTTACTTCTGACGATCCACCAGAACCAAAGTATTGATTGACATACGCTGTATAAGTACGAGCTGCATCTGCTTTAGCCCAAAAGGATAGAGTAACTGTTCTGCCTGCAAAAGTGCGTACATCTTCTACCGGCTGATAATAGAAGGCTGCATAAGTCTGACCTGTGCCAGCAGTTGTCTGTGCATAACGATAAAAGTATTGACCTTCGTATCCTGCAACTGGTGCTGTGCCTGGTGTGAAAGATTGGCGTGAGATAGTTACTGCACCATTGCCATCGTAATAATAAGCAGTTCTGTCTGCTGTGTAAGTAATTCCACCATTACCAGTAAATGATGAACCGCGTTGCCAGATGTTAAAGTCACCATTGATGATGGCGTTCTTGCCAGCATAGAAGTTCTGTGTCTGACCAATAAGGTTAATTGTTCCGTTGGTATCGTTAATGTCCGAAGCGGAGAACACATCTCCGTTCGCGTAAGTAGTCTTTGCTGGTAGTCCAACAGCCATTAGCACACCTCTTTCATAGGGTCAATTCTAGTACATAACATCGAGTAATGGTTCTTGTGTAGCGATTGTGGTTGTCCAAGTGTTAGGGGTGATGTTGTGAGCAATTCCCTGCACTTGGAGCTTCTTTTGAATAGTTGATCCACCAGGTTGGATATTGGTGATGTCGACTGTGTTAAAGAAGTCAAGGCTAAGAGCTGCTGTGATACCTGCTGAATAACTAGGAGTCATTAAATCTAGGGTAATAGTTTCAATGCGGATAGAAGTTTCTTTGCGGCTGGTTACATAGGCAGTTGCTAAGGCTAAAGCGTTGGCATCTGTCTGCATCAACATATCTGTAGCTGTAATGGATCGTGTAAAGTATTGGGCGATAGATGTGGCATCTGAGTTGGTCTGTGCTGTGCCACCGATTCGGGTCACAGTTGCCTTGTTCACAATAGTCTTGTCATCAAGTGCAAAGGTAATTCCTGCATAGTCAATGCCTGTGCCAGTTTGGTTAAAGATAGTCGCTGGAGCGCTTTGTGCGTCATACACGAATTGTCTGCCCTTAAAGGTTGCTACGCCATTCTCATCAATGTAGAACGCGCCCTGTTCTGTGAACTCAGCAGTCTGGATTGCTTCAAGGACTGTGCGAGTTGTGCCAGGGTCTGCCACGCAAGTTGTAGCGCCTGTGCCAATGCTGGTAAAGGCTGGCGGCCAAGCAATCATTGTTAGGATAGATTGCACGCGCTGAGCAGTTGTCTGACCTGCTGTGCCACCTGTTACGGTTGTGATGCCCGAGTTATACATCAAGCGGAATGCGTCATAACAAATAAAAGTCACATAGCCGACTTCTTGACCTGTTGGATAGGTATAGCGATATTCGGTGATGTAACCGCCAAATAAGCCATAAGTGTTACCAGCATAGATAGCAGATGCTTGTATCTTCCTAAGTGGCTGTAATAGCCCGAAATAGGGGCTAGAAGTGTTCTGTGGGTTGAAGTCACCGTCAGGATCAACGACTCTGATAGTTGCCTGACCTGACTCGTAATTATCCTGCAAAAGGTTGCGACCTCTACGAGTCGAGATATTAGTCGTCTGAGCAGAAACATCGACAATTACAGGAATGGCAGAAGCTAGTTCAGCAAAGCCCAGTTGTGAAGTACCCAAGATAAACGGGTTACCGAATGACGCTCCACCCGATAGATTTATCTTGACCGAAAGGGTTGCTGGTAACGCCATTAGACATAACTCGTTGAATAGTTAATCGGGATACCAGAAGCTTGATTGTTATAGATGCCTTGAGTAATCGCTGATACTAGATCGCGCTCTGTGGTGACCGAGCCTGCAACATTGACAGTAATGTTAGACATTTGCGCTCTGCCTGCTGCGCTTCGAGCCGCATCCATTTCGCTACCAAAGTCTGGGTAAAGTTTAAGGGCAGTATCTAATGCCGACTGTGATCCTGCTATTGGCGAGATTGCTGTAGCAGCAGCTACACCTGCCACCTGCGCTTTGCCAAGAGCCATACGCATACGCTCAAAC